AGAAAATCAGGGTCAGCCGCTTCAGAACCTTCAGTAATCGCTACAAGTTTAGCAGTCATGCCAGTAGATGCTTGAACTGCAACAAGATTCATAAGAGAACCGCCAGAGTTAAAGTCGGAAACCAAAACGACTCTATTGTTAGCATCTTTATCTCTTAGTTTTACAAAGTCTACATTATCTGTAGTTAGTCCAACACCAGTTACAACTGTTCCATCCACAAAAATGTGGTCACCAAATCTTTCGACTTGCTTCTGAAGAATAGTCTGCATTTGTGTGAGTTCTCTCGCTTGGACAGCAAAGCCTGGGCGAAAGAGAATACGATGAAAATCTTTGTTCTCATTGTAGTCGTCAAAAAATGGACTTTGGTTTAGATTGGTTTCAATTGTCATTTATCTTACCTTTAGAAATCCAGAATGATTTTAATGTCTTCTGTCTGGTCAACATCCCTTGTTACCTTTTCAATATTTTCTGTGTAAAGGATTTCACCAGAATATGTGTTTGCTTCGGGCCCTTTAATAGATGAGATGGTTGCAACCTTAGTTGTAAACCCTCGTTTGATGAGTTCATCATCCTGTGTAAAAGCGACACGATTACTATAACTCTGTACATTATTTAGGTAAATATTATAGAAGGATGTATCTGTTTCGTCTTCTGCTCTCTTTACAAAAATAACATCGCCGTTTGCTCCAAGAGCCGCATTATTAGCAGATTGAACAAGTCTCTTTGCTGGATTTAATTCTGTTACAAATTCAAGTGTTCCAAGTTCAGCAAGAAGTCTTACTCTTTCATTTGATAGTATATCACCAGCAACAATTTCATTTATAGGATTATCACCACTCATTTGTGTATATGAAATCTTTGCTCTTGTCGTAAGTCTTAGAGTTGCAGGGCTATTTGATGTATTTGCTATCGCTTCTACACCAACAAAGTTATTGTTTGCATCACATTTTAGAACAGGGTCTTTAAGAATACTAATAGAACGGAAATCTGTATTTGCTGGAATGAAACCATTACCGTTTGCAGATACTCCTTCAGAACCTTCAAATTGAACATTCAATAGAACTTTATCAGCACCAAGTTCACGAATAGCATCTTTACCGTGTCCACCAGTCGGTGAAAGAATCGTGTTTGCAGTTGCACCAGAACCATGAATAGCATTTGCAGTAATAACCGAATATGCTTCTGTATAATCACGACCTGGATTAATCACATTTACATTTGCAATTGTTCCCTGTGCATCAACAACCGTATACGCAAGCGCACCTCTACCATCTCCACGAATAGTAATTGTCGGAGATACAATAACTCTTGAATCCGTATTAGCAATTGTTTGGAATGCAGAGTTTACAGTAAATGTTTTTGTCGAACCAGCATAATTAATAATTCTACGAATTTGTCCGGCACCAGTGCCAGTATTAATATAAATGCTTGAGCCGTTGTAAAAGTTATCAACTGCTGATGGTGGATTATCACTAGCCGCAGACAGTCTGATTGTAGTTGTCGTAGCAGATTCTACAACACCATTAGAAATTTTGTGATAACCAGAGCCAGCCGCTACAGTTTCAATAATATCAATAGAACCATTAACTGCGGCATTTTGCACCGCAACTTGTCTGTCACCTTCAACTGAACCATCTGATGATGCAATAGTTTTTACAGGCATATGAGATGCAGTCAAGAATTTATCCGATTCGCCCAATGAGATGGTATACATATATTTCCATGTATAACCATCAGATAGTGTAAATGGAAGTGTAGACAAATCAGTTGGTTTTACTGTGGATGTCGCACCTTTATTATTGTAAAGACATTTGTATACATTATTTTCATCTGTCATCACATAAAAAGGGCGAGTATATAAATTCGTATCTTTGTCACGATATTGTGCATATACTGTTCCAGATGTCCAGTTGTAACGCTGAACAACATGACTCACATTGCCTGGTTGTATTCTCTTTGCACCAATAGCGTGTCTCCAAATATCTCTCTGCTTATCGTAATCTGTTTCAACAGGAGTATCTGGAGTTGGTTCATTTGTCCAAGTTTCAATCTTCCCAAGCATAGCATAGAGAATATTTGACGCTTTTGTATTTCTTCCATCTTCGTGTGTCAAAGACTCAATAAAAGCCTTTGCGCTGAGTACACTTAATTCTTTACTAGTATAGGCCGGCATTATGCTACATTTCCTGTATAATAATAAGCGTTAGCACCAGACACATCTGTTAGTGTCCAATTGGCGACAAGATTTGCAGTTGTCGCACTATTTACTTTATTTAGTGTTACGCTCTTATAGACTTTATCAGCAGTTTCAATCACAATCGTATCACCATTTGCAAATTCTGAGGTTAGTGTTGTTGACGAGCCAACGATATTAAATGCGTTAGCATAATAAACATTTGCACCAGTTACATTACCAAATACCCATGTCTCACCAATGTTTGCTGATGTTGCACTTGTAACAGTATTTAGTCGAACTTCAAAGAACTTATTGTGAGTAGGCTCAATCAAAATGGAACTATTATTAGAAAATTCAGTTGAAAGGGCTGTGGAAGTTCCAACCAAATTTGCAGTGTTGTTTGTGATAGCAACAGTTCCAGAGGCGGCAGGCTTACTGATGGAAATTGTTCCATTTGAGGTTGCTCTCTTCTTATTGATAGATGTTGTTGTTAGATTCACATCCACATTACTAGAAGTTTTGAATTTACCAAAGACTGCTTGACCAGATGGGTGTACAAGTCTTAGAGCGACATCTCTATATCTCTGTAGAGCAAGAGGTGCTTCAATTTCATATGAGAACTCTTGATAGAAACGACTATCTTGTATAAACCCTCTCTTAGATGAAATATGACTTCTTGTTGAAGCATAATACCCTTCAGCATTAGCAACACCTTCCAAAGAAAGTCTTACTTGTGCTGAAGTTGAATCGACTCTGTTTGTTGCTTGAATAGTAACCAATTCATTTTGTTTATGAGAGAAGCCTGAATCAACAAGTCTCAATCCAGTGATAGTACCATTAGCACCAACAGTTGCAGTGACGCTTGCATTTTTACCAAGAATACCCTCATCAGTAATACTCACAATCTTAGCATTGCCTGGATTTTTAATCGGTGCAGTTACAAGTGTATCTTGAGCCGCAGAGGTATAGAAATAAACATCTACAAATTGATTATTTGAATATCGAATATTTCCAGGCTCTCTCTGCAACTGGTCTTGCCATACACGAACAATTATTTCATTTGTTCCATTTGCATATGTTTGTGATGATACTCTTTGTTTAACATCACCTATTGCTCCAGTGTTTGCTTGTCCAATTCTGTCATTGGTGTCAATAGTTGTGATGCTAGAATTACCTGTACCAAAATTAGCAACATCATAATGAAGTGTCATGTATTGTTCACCAATACCCAATGCAGAAACATTAGTATCTGTAACATTTACTGTAGGAGCGATACTAAAACCAGAACCACCAATACGATTTGATAACTGTGCAATGGTGCCAATAGCGGATGAGGTAAACAACAATGCGTCTGATAGTTTGGTGTAAATATTTTCAATTTGAGTGTTTGCTGTTGTGGAAACGACATTACCAACAGTTGTGTTTGCACCAACAAGACGCAATCCTTCGTTTTCAATAAATGACTTCATCGGCCCAGCATCAAACTGAGATGAAAGGTTTGCTGTAGTATTTGCTGTGACTTGAACTGTCACCAAGTCTCTATCATCAGCACCACCAACTCCACGACTGTATCCATTTGCTACTGTGCTAATTACTTTCTTAACAACACCAAAAGCACCAGAAGTTCTACCCACAAGTTCGTTGCCCTCAACAACAACTTGACTTGCAGTATTACCGAATTGAAGAACATGATATCCTATAGTATTTGCATTAAATGCAGAAACCGTACCAACAGTTGTTCCAGTTGCGGTAGACTTATTAACCTTTTCACTTGTAGAGAAGTTTTTGTAACCATCTACAGCAAGTACAACATCAGTGCTGTTGTATGCTCGTCTGAGCGTCACTACGGTGGCGTTTGCGCCAGATGTTACGCCATAAAGACTATCCCCAACAATCACGCTAGGGTCAGATGTATTAGCAAGAACAATAACAGCATTAGAGTTTGTCTTATAGTTTACACCAGATGTAACAGTTTCTCCTACCTCTGGAAATCCAAAATCAGGCGCAGATAACAAAGTGTTTGCAAATGTATTCATAATTCCTGTTGATGCATCTGGATATGTAACAACTGGAGCGAGTACACCAAAACGAGTATTAGCACCTATCAGATTTGTATTGAGTGATAGTGCAAAGGTATCGTTTAAGTCACCCCTAAAGATTTGGAAACTTGGTGGACTGCTACCATCACCACCAATGAACTGAATTTGTGTAGTATCATTTACACTTGAGGTATAACCAGAACCACCATCAACGAGGTTAAATGTTAGAGAACCACCTAAGTCAATTGCTTGTGTAACAACAACTTTACCAAACTTACCAATGTCATTTGAAATGATTTCTACAACATCCCCAGGCTCATACTTAGCACCAGCACTTACAATGGTAAATGTTGATATACCAGCCTCTACAATAGGAGAGTGTGGAGTAGGCCCACCATTAAGTTTTCTTTTGATTGGCTCAAGATGTTGGAAAGTTCCTTTAATATTTGAGAGATAAATCTGGTCAACAACTCTATTGCGAATAGTTCTCTTGACTACATTTTCACAAAGTGCTTCTGCACCAGAGTCATTACCTACAATGGTTGTTCCAATAAGAGTTGTATTATTCTCATCGTGTGCAGTAACAAGATATCTGTCGATACGGTAATCACCATCAGATACCTTCAACAATTGGTCGGCTGGATAGTTTACCTCAACATCTTCATTGTATAGAATACGAAACAAAAGTTTGTAAGATTCAAATGTACCTTTGGACTGATAAAAGTCTTTAATGGTTTTTGCTAAAAGTCTTTTGTCGGAAATAGCATAATCAGGTATTTCTGCAAGAAGAGTTCTACGGAAATATTCAATATACTCTTCAGTAGTTTCATCAATATCTTTATATGAAAGGAGTTTATGCATTTCATGACTGGCTTTACCAGTCTGTTCAAGATACTCATAATAAGCCTTTAGGAAAAGAATAAAATTCTCACCCTCTTCAGCATAAAAGTCAGGAAACTGACTTTGGACTAACGCAGAAACCTTTTCAGAAATAGCCATTATTCAGCCTCAGCAACAGCAGTAATAGTAGCATCGTTTGAGTTCATGATAAGAATTTGCTCACGAACTGGAGTAACATCAAGATTTACTGTTTCTGCGGTGACTTTAATTTCTATCCCTTCATATGCACTTGGTAAAAAGTTTTCGATTTCTACCAAACCAGTTGTATAATTCACTGAACCAGCGCCAGCAACGATATTAACCTTCTGCTTACTTGCATTGAAACGATAGATGTTAATGTTACCACTTCCATCATCATCCAAGAAAGCATCAAAGTTATTATATGTAAACTTCGTTGATGTAAGTGTGTTTGCTCTTAGAGCATTATTAAATTTAAGAGTTATTTTTTCTGCTCTATTGACATTTGGAACAAATCTTTTTTGAACCTTGAGTGAAACCTCATTGTTTAGAATTGATTCATTGGTATTATCCAATGCACGAACAAAACGAGAGTATCTTAATTTATTACCAAATCTTTCTAGATTTGTGCTGTCAAAAGAATCAATAGCACTTTTAATATCATTAATGATTTGTGAAGTAGTCAAAGATGTTTTGAGTGAATCATAATATGTTGTTACCGTAGGAATAATATAGGTATAGTCAGCATCAATAATAATAGGGTCAACAGCAAGAGGAGTTCTATTCAGAATTGTTCCTCTGATTTCTTGCTTTCTAATAGCAGTAGCAAACTGTTCACCAAAAGGTTTGACAGCAATATATACCTTACCATAAACAGGAGGGTCAGCAAGTTCACCACCAAAAGCGGTTACGGATTGTAAATCTGTATTCTCATTTAGAATAATTCTTTGGTAGTCGTTATTCACAACTGCTCTGTTTTGAACTTCAAAGTTTCTTGGTGCTTGGAATTTAATTGATTCAACACCTTCAATATCAACACCACCTCTTGCAACACTATTCACTGATACAGACGCACTAGTATAAGCAGGGTCAATAGTAATACTGTCAATGGTAAATGTGTTAGCACCATTCGTTACAGGGCCGTTACACACACGATAATCAACAATAACAATCTGTCCATTCTTTAGAGGTTTACCAAGCGAACCCTTTCCAAAGAAGAGTTCATATTTCTCATCAGCAGATTCTTGTAGATAATAAACAGGTGTTGCGGAGGAGACCGTTCTAATATTTGTTGCTTGTGTAAATGTGGTGTTTGCTAAATTAGATGCAGATTCCTGTACTCTTACTGTAATGCTTCTCGTATCGACATTTGTATTAGGCAAAACATATCTTACTGGATTACTAGTATTCACCGTAAATCTTTGTGTAAGCGGCTCCCCCTCTGTAATAGAGATTGCTTGTGTAAATGTATTTGAACCATTTCTAATTGTAAATGCTTCTGGTGTTACAAAAGTATATGCGATGTCATCAATGGTTGTTGTAAACTTAGAGTTCTTAGGTAGAGTAAACTGTGATATAGTATTTGCTATACCAGTAAAAGTAATCTGCACATTAGCAGTTGCGCCTCTCGCTGAACGAGTAAGATAACCAAGTTCCTTTGCTCTTGACACAACACTATCTCTTTGTTGTGCTGTATCCAAGAACATTTCGTTAGCAATCATATTTGCATAGAATGCGTTATAATGTGTATTATAAGCAAGCAAGTCTAGCAACACAGCCATGTTACTACCTTCAAAGTCATAATCTGTAAACTGCGTCTGCGCCGCAAGATATGATTTTAGATTAGAACGAATGTCCTCAAAGTCTAATTCGGTTACTTGTAGATATGTGTTAGCGGCCATTACCTAACTCTCTCTAAAATTACATTTAA